GCCGCCGACAAGCGGTCCATCAAGTCGAGACGAAAACTCGCCGGATGGGACACAACCTACCTCGCCGCAATCCTCGCCTCGTCCCCGGCGTAACTTGGATTCGGAGCCCTGGCCCAGAGGTGGTCGCAGAAATTCGGACCAGTTGACCCCTACCTGCTCAAGGGGTTGGCAATCACCCGGCCCAACCAGGTCTGGTGAGAGGTGGTCCCCGAAATCCTGACAGTGAGCAGAGGTGGTCCTGAAAATAGGGGCATGTCAGCCCCCTGTGATCGCAGTGATAGGAAAATCCCATCCCCCGAGGGCAGAAACGCTCAGCGCGGTGCCACGATCTCGATGTGGGCCGGGAGATACGTCTCTTGCCCTTCCTTGCGCATCGCCTCGACACCTTTAAGGCTTGCCTATCCGGTTAATACCAAGCCGCGTGAAGGCTGACTCACGGGGGATTCCCAAGGTGGCGAAAATCTGACTCTATAGTGATAGAGTTGAGGAGGGCGTGGCCATGGGTGCAGCAATAGAATTACGGGCGGACTTTGACGGGGCGACATTGAGGTGTCTGGCCCGGAAAACGAAGAACGCGAACCAGAGCCGCAGGCTGCTGGCGCTGGCCGAGATCTACGATGGCGGTCGTCGGGGCGATGCGGCGCGGATTGGCGGCGTGGGTTTACAGATCGTGCGCGACTGGGTCCTGCGGTTCAATGCCCGCGGCCCGGACGGGCTGATCGATGGCAAGGCGCCCGGCGCGCAACCCAAGCTCGACGACACGCAACGCCAGGCGCTTGCGGCGATCGTGGAGAGCGGTCCGACGCCGGAGGTCCACGGGGTCGTGCGCTGGCGGCTGAGCGACCTGGCCCGGTGGCTCCATGCGGAATTTGCGGTGTCGCTTGACGAAACGACCGTGAGCCGGGAACTGAGAAAGCTCGGCTATGTCAAGCTCACGGCACGGCCCCGCCACCATGCGCAGGACACCGAAGCGCTGGAAGCGTTTAAAAAAAAGGCTTCGCAACCGAGCTGGAAAAGGTGCGCGCAGGCCTCCCGCAAGGCACCGCAATAGAGGTCTGGTTCCAGGAGTGAGCCATTGGAACGCCATTGGTCCGAGTGACAATGGCGAACGCGCGCGTGGGTCAGAAAAACAAGATCACGCGCCGGTGGGCGAAACGCGGAACACGCCCCTCGGCACCGCATGATCAGCGCACCATCTCAAGCTATATCTTCGGAGCGATCTGCCCGGCCCTGGGCAAGGGCGCAGGGCTTGTCCTGCCGGTCTGCAATACCGACGCGATGACCCTGCATCTTGCCGAAATCGCCCGAACCGTGGCGCCGGGTGCCCATGCCGTCGTGCTCATGGATCAGGCCGGGTGGCACATGACCGGCGCGCTCGTGATACCCGACAATATCAGTATCATCCCGCTGCCAGCCAAATGTCCCGAACTCAACCCGGTCGAAAACATCTGGCAATTCATGCGCGATAATTGGCTCTCCAACCGCATCTTCGAGTCCTATGACGAGATCCTCGATCATTGCTGTGAGGCTTGGAACAAACTGATCGCCCAGCCCGACCGCATCGCCTCCATCGGATGCCGCCAATGGGCACAAGAGTTCTGATCAGTGCAGGTTGGTATAACTCCCACACTGCCCAGATATAGTGGTTGATAGGTGCAACGTAACTCAAGATGGCGCTACATGTAGTGGGTGTCTGCATTAACCGGATAGGCACGGAACCAAGCAGGCAGCCGGCAGCCGAGCAGACGTCCGAAGCCCGGGCCGCCCAATCGGATTTTTCAGCCGGGCCCGATTACGGCTTCAACCTCGAGTCGCTGTCCGTCGACCAACTGCGTGGATGGTGTGTGGACAAACGCGATCCGGCGCGGATTTTCGACATCGACCTGCTGATCGACGGGGTGTTTTTCCGCACCATGCGGAATGGCGGCCGGCGGCCGGACCTGGAGAAGCTGGGGTGGTCTGCGGGGTTTGGCGGACTGAACCAGACCGGGTTTGCCGGAGACAATTGAGTTCCTATTCTGCGGCGAGAGTAACAGTGTTCAGGCTGTCATAGAATTTCCTTTCTGCTTGTGCTGGGGCGATGTATCCGATGGGTCCAAAACGGCGCTCGTGATTGAACCAGTGGACCCATTCGAGCGTTGCGAATTCGACGTCTTTTTTGCCTTGCCACGGGCCCTCGTGCTCGATGACCTCAGCCTTGTAGAGGCCGTTGACTGTCTCGGCCATCGCATTGTCATAACTGTCACCAACGCTGCCGACTGACGGATCGATTTTGGCTTCCTCGAGGCGCTCTGTGTATTTGATCGACAAGTATTGAACGCCTCTGTCGCTATGATGGATGAGCGTTTTGGGATCCGGTTGACGCGCAGCCAGCGCCTGATCCAGCGCATCGAGCACCATCTGGGCATTGGGGGAGGATGAGACCTTCCAGCCGACGATGTAGCGGGCGAAGACATCAATGATGAAGGCCACATACACGAAGCCGACGGCGGTTCTGACGTAGGTGAAGTCAGCCACCCAGAGAATGTTTGGTGCCGGTGCCTTGAACTGTCGGTTCACCTTGTCTTCAGGGCACGGCAAGGCGGGGTTACCCTTCGTCGTTGTCACATCCCCGCGTGTAATCCCCTGTATTCCCATGCTTTTCATGAGGCGAACAACCGTGCAACGGGCGACGACAGTGCCCTCGTCAAGCAAGTCATGCCAGATTTTCACGGCCCCATATCGCTTTCTGCTCTTCTCCCAGAAATGCATTATCCTGATCATTATGAAGGCGTCGCGCTTTGCACGGGCAGAGGCCTTCTCAGGATCACGTTCAATCGATTTGTGGTGGTAATATGTGGATGGCGCGATCGGCAAAACCTTGCAAATCGCCTCGACGCCAAGATGCTCACGATGGTCGTCCATGAACATGATCATCTCTTCCGTAGGCGGTCGAGGTCCGCCGCCGCGAAAAAAGCTGACGCTTTGCGAAGAATGTCATTGGCCTGGCGCAACTCACGGTTCTCGCGCTGAAGCTCTTTCATCTGCGCGCGCTCAGACAGCGTCAGACCCTCCCGATCCCCGGTCTCAACCGCCTGTTTGTTGACCCAGTCCCGAAGCGTTTCGGGGCTGCATCCTATCTTCTGCGAAATCGATCTGAAACACTCAGATCGGGTCCGATAATCCGCTTCATTCTCAAGCACCAAACGCACCGCGCGCGCCCGCACTTCTGTCGAAAAACGGTTCCCTGAATTTCCTTTGGTCATGACTTACCTTCCAAGCTTTATGCTCTCCGGTAAACCCGGTCTGGTTCAGACTGGAGGCGGCGCTGCCACTCGGTTACCTGGAAGGAGGGAGCCATACGGTATCGCTTCGGTTACCCAACGGCGCAACCTGTACAGAGACACTATCGACCTCTGTCAATCAGCGTCCGCAGCGGATGGCTTGGCATGGGACCGATGGCACGGCTGAGCGAGGTGCGGCCATTTCGGTGGTCGTGCCGATTTACAATGCCGCCGATGATCTGGTGGTGTGTATCGAGCGATTGGCCGCCTACACGCCTGACACAGTGGATATCCTGCTTGTCGACGACGCTTCGCCTGATCCGCGGATTGGGGAAATTCTTCAACAGGTAGCCACCCGCACCAACATGCGGGTTCTGCGCAACGAAGCGAACCTTGGTTTTGCCTGCAGCGTCAACCGCGGCCTGTCCGAGGCCGCGCGCAATGATGTCATCATCCTGAACTCGGACGCAAGAGTGACCCCTGGCTGGTTCGAGGGGATGAGCGCGGCGGCCCGCGCCTTCCCGAACATCGCGACCGTGACGGCGATGTCCGACCGGGCCGGCGCCTTTTCCGCACCGAACATCGGCAACGACAACGATCTGCCGCCGGGTGTGGACGAAATCACCTATGCCCGCGCCTTCCGGCGGCGCAGCCTCGGACTTTACCCAACCGTCCCGACCGGCAACGGGTTCTGCATGTTCATAAGCCGGTCTTGCCTGGATGAGATAGGGGCGCTCGATGCCGATGCCTTTCCCCGCGGTTATGGTGAGGAAAACGATTTCTGCATGCGTGCCGGCAGGGCGGGCTGGCGCAACATCATAGATGACCGCACCTATGTGTTCCACGACCGCTCCAAGAGCTTCGGTGATGAGAAAAACGAACTGCTGGCCACCAGCCGCGCGGTGATCGACAAGCGCTATCCCGAATACAAGAAGGCCATCGCTGTCTACTCTGAGGGACTGCCGATTTGTCTGGCACGCTACCAGGCGCGGCGTGCCCTGATTGATTGCGAACTGCCCACGGCCTCCCTGCCGCGGGCGCTGTATGTGGTCTCCACCCAGACCGGCGGGACACCCCAGACAAACAAGGATCTGATGGCTGCGCTGGGAGATGCGCTGGACACATGGGTGCTGCGGTGCGACAGCCGGGTTTTGGAACTGAGTCACTTCCGGGACGGACTGCTACATATCGTGAGTCAGCATCGGCTGGAAGAGCCTGTTGATCCGATCACCCATGTTTCCTTCGAGTATGATGTGGTCGTGGCAGAGTGGATCCGTAATCTGGATGTGGAGCTTGTCCATATCCGCCACTTGGGCTGGCACAGCCTGTCCCTGCCGCAGATCGCCCGGTCGGCGGGCACAAAGGTCGTATTCTCCTTCCATGACTTCTATACGCTTTCCCCGACGGTCAAGCTCCTGGATGACACCAACACCTTCTGTGGCGGCCGGTGCACCGCGTCCCAGGGGGACTGCAGCATCGAACTCTGGCCGCAAGATGCACTGCCCTGGCTGAAGAACGGCTGGGTACATGTCTGGCGCGAAAAATTCGCCCGTGCGCTGGTTCATTGCGACAGCTTCATTACCACGTCCGACAGTGCCCGGGCGCGAATCCTGGAAGCCATTCCTGAACTGCCAGCCGACCGCTTCCAGGTCATTCCCCATGGCCGCGACTTTCCCAAATTCGAACAGCTGCGGGAGCTGCCCGTCCGTGGTGAGCCGCTGCGCATCCTGCTGCCGGGGAACATCAGTGCCGCCAAGGGGCTTGATACCGTCTACGACCTGCTCGAACGGGATACTGCCGGTCTGCTGGAGTTCCACGTACTTGGCAAAATCGACATGACCGACCGCAGCGGACATCCGCGTCTGTTCCAGCATGGCGAATATGCCCGCGACGAATTCCCCCAGAAAGTCGCGCCGCTGCGGCCGCACATGGGGGCGGTGCTGTCGATCTGGGATGAAACCTATTGCCATACTCTGACCGAGCTCTGGTCCGTTGGGCTGCCCGTCATCGTCTTCGATTTTCCCACCGTCGCCACTCGCGTGCGTCAAAGTGGCGGGGGGTGGGTGATGGACCACGAGGATGTCGGGGCGCTCTACGGCGAGATAATTCGTGTCGCCTTCGACAGCGAAGAGCAAAGCGCAAAGAATGCGGCCTTGGCTGAATGGCAGGCCGGCGAAGGCATCGCCAGCACCACGCGACTGATGGCGGCCAAGTACCTGGATGTTTACCGCGCCATCACGGGGCACGCGCAATCCGGTCGTGCCAAGTGCGGGCCAGTCGATACGGCGTCGCCGCGCATCGCCACACGCCGGCCGAGGATCGCCGTGGTCTGTCCTTCGGGAATTCGGCTGCAAGAAGCCAATGCTTCGACGGAGGTGAGGATCTGGGAACGTACGCGCAATGGGTTGGACCGTGATGTCACCTATATCCGCATGGTCCCCTCCAGTCTCCTGGCCAATATCGAGGCCGGGGGAATCGACGCTGCGATTCTGCAGCGCGCTGCCATCCCGAAAACGCTGGTGCCGGCAATCGCCCGCGCGTTCGCCGATACCGCCGTGCCCTATCTTTTCGATCTGGACGACGATCTGATGCACGTGCCCGCCGACAAGGATCCCGAAGGCTGCTATGCCGACTATGCACCGCTGCTGACTGATCTGATCAGCGGGGCTGCCCTGGTCACCCTGTCGACGCCGCCGCTGCTGGGTACGTATCGCCGGCTCAACCGCAATGCCGTGCTGCTGCCGAACCGCCTGAGCCAGGCTTTGTGGCGGGGTGCCTTGCCGGAGCGCCAGCCCGACGGCTTGGTGCGCGGCCTCTACATGGGCTCCACCACGCACCATGCGGACTTCGAACTCGTGCGCCCGGCGCTGGAGAGCGTGGCGCGCCGACACCCCGGGTTCCGCCTTGCCGTGATCGGCGTCATGCCGGGAGACGTGCCCGCCTGGGCCGAACGGATCGACGTGCCGCCGGAGGCCAGATCCTATGCGCGCTTCGTCCCCTGGCTGCGTTCGCTCGCCGGGCGGTTCGATTTCGCGGTTGCCCCACTGGAGGACACGCCGTTCAACGCCAGCAAGTCGCCATTGAAGGTCCTGGAGTACGGTGCCCTTGGCCTGCCGGTGCTGGCTTCGGATGTATCCGCCTATAGGGATACGGCACAGGCCGCGCCCGGGGCATTGTGCGTTCCCAACACCGTCGGCGACTGGACCGCCGCGCTCACCCGGCAGGTGGCGCTGGGGGCCGGCAATCGCAAGCACGGCGACGCCCTGCGCCGCTGGGTGTTCGAAACCCACGCGCTCGAGCCCAGCCTGCCGGACTTCGACGCGCTGGTCCTGTCGATGTTGGGGCAGAGCAGAATTTCAAAGGCAGGATCTTGTTCTCCGGCGAAAGCGGTGAAGCGCTTAAGTTCGCGATCTTGACAGGTTTGGTGAAAGGTCCATACGCCCGATGAGCGAAGTCACGTTACTGGACTTCACCTACCGCAACGGCGGCTACTACAACGCATGGGATTTCGCGCCTACTTGTCGCCGTATCCATATCGGACCATCAACGACACGACTTCGTCATGGACTTGGCCGTTTATGCGCGCAAGGTCTGCGATATCTTCAAGACCGCCGTATGAAGCAAGCTTGGCGCGGCTGTTCCGGTCCCCTGAGGCGGCTCCAATCAGACTTCTGTCAAACTGTATCCCAAGACGTCGAAACAGGTCAGGCCCCGACTCCTCGATGTCCTCAACCATGATGGATGTATCGGCAGTAGCTTCGGCAATCTTGTTCCACTCAATCCAGTAAATGGCTGACTTCAGTAATCGGTCATCCGTCTTTGTCACTCGAGGCACGAAACGTTCAATGAGCTTCCAGACACTGTCTTTCGCCGTACAGAACGAATTGATTGTCCGAAGTGGGGACCGGTAAATGTGAAAGATATTCTCAAACCTCGCCCTGTGAGTCGCGCGCGGAGCGGATCTCCAATCAACGATACCATCAGGCCCATACATCTCATGATTCGCCCGTATCCCGTGCGCCTGCATTAGCGACGTCATGAAATGCGTACCACTTCGACCGCAACCGGTAACCAGCACCTTAAGCGGAATCTTGTGCACCTGCATCCCTAATCATATCAAATCCGCCTCCCGCAACTGCTTTAACATAAGATCAGGCCGGCGTCAAAATGCGGTTGCGCACGTTGGCTGGCACTGACAGAATGGCGTCAAGACAGCTTCATCAGCTATCTTAGCGGCAGTTGGCTGAGTGGGGAATGGTGAAACAGGTACGAGGCGAAGCGGCGCCGCAATCGAAGGGATACAGATGTTCACTGAACCGCGCGAGGCCGAACTTTCGGATGTGAGTGAAAGAGTACGAAAATGGTATTTATGCTCGAATGAACGCGGCCTGACAAGAACGTTTGACGACATCAAAGTAGCCGTCATTTCCGCAAGGAAGAACACGACGCTGACCCCGATCCTGTTATATAACGGCCACACGCGGAGCGAAGTTTCCTGGTTGACAGATAACGGCGTGGAGGTCATCTTTACGGAAAGCTCTTTTTCGGACAGTCTGCGGCGCGCCTATGGCCGTCTGTACGGCACATTTTCCGCCCATTGGCTGCGTGTCGATATTCCTGAAATTGAAGGAACCGATCGGTATGTGCTGTATACTGATACAGACGTTATGTTTCTTTCGGATCCTGCGATGTTCACGTTTCAACCGGAATTCCTGGCAGCGTCTGAGGAAATGGCCGTGGGTCATCGGGGTCACTTCAATTCAGGTGTGATGGTAATGAACATACCTAACCTTCGGGCGGTGCGGCCCGAGTTTCTGAAGTCTATCGAGAACAGACTCGAAGCTGATTTCACCTATCCTTCGCATGATCAGAAGTCGTTCAATGACTTTTTCCTCGATCGCGTCTCATGGATGGACCCGCACTTTAACTGGAAGCCCTACTGGGGTTGGGATGATAACGCCCGAATTATTCACTTCCATGGTCCGAAACCGCGGGACGTAGATCGCATCAACAGGGACCCTGAGGTGTCGATGAAGGCGAGCTTCAAGTCCCTATACAGGCGAAACATGGAGGCGTATGCCACATACATAGAACTGTATAATAAGTTTCTGGCGGAAGGCGATTGAGGTGGGTGTTATTCGAATTATCTGACTGACGGCTGGACGAGGGCCGGGGAAGCGGCTCCCTAGCGCCTCAAGACGCGTCTGATTGGTTTTAACTGAGGGGGCTGGAGTGTCGAGGGAAGAAAAGGCGAGAGTGACTGAGTTGAGGATATTGGAGAATTACAATGGCTCTCATCCCCACTTTGCATATTGTTCCGGGGGATTGCGCAGAATATCTGTTGATCCGCATGACTCCAGGGTGCGCAACGTTCTTCTTCCGAGAAACGTAAGGTCCATTGCCAAAAACCATTGCTTTGTCTTTGCTTGCATTAAATTTCTATCAGTTGACATTTTTCTCGACATAGGTGTCAACTACGGCGAGTGTCTCTTTTCCGTCCCGCTGTTTTGCGAAACGCGTTTGTTGGGCTATGAGGCAAACGCCGATCTGATTCCATTCATAGAAAAGTCGCTGGCCTACAATGACGACCTTCGCAACGTGGAGATAACGTGGAGCGCGATAGGGGATACCGTTGGCACAATCGATTTTTTTGTCGACACACAGTGGTCAGGGAAGTCGAGCGCCCATGGAAATGCGAATAAGCCGGAGATCGTCAAGCATTCGGTTCCCTGTTCCACAATCGACAGGGAGCTTGCGGGTGAAAAGAACCTGAACCTCATCCTGGTCAAGGTGGACGTCGAAGGCTTCGAACCGAAGGTATTGCGGGGCGCATCGCAAACGTGCAGTGCCGTGCCTAACGTCATCTTTCTTATCGAATTTGATAGCAACCACCTGGCGCGTGGAAACCATTCGCCGGAAGAGTTCGTGGCCGAGTTAACAGACATTTTTGAGGTATACAATTTCAAAAGGAGCGTATTCAGTCGAGTGCGCAGTATAGATGACATCGAGTACCATGACCCGATTAAGAAACGGCATCACACCGATCTCGTTTTGGTGAAATTTCAGGACAAGGATATCGAAGCAACGTTCCGCGATAATATACTGTCGTCCAGCGTTGGCGCTTTGGGTGCAAAGCTCTTCAAGGCGTGATGGTGAGCCGTCCTGTATCTTCGGGGCTGGGTGGCGAATTGCCGGCCCGGGTTAGAGTGCCTGGCATGTGGCAACCATCCTCTCGCACAGGAGATCACCATGGCACGTCGAAAAACCCAACCGGAGGACATCGAACCGGATGAGAATACCTTCGCCTTGTCCTGTGACGGGCATGAAATTTTGTCGGACGACGGCACGATCAACGACGATCTGGTACGCGCCCGTTGTCATCGTATGCTGTTCATCGCCCTGTCGCGCGAGGATGCTTTCCTCTCAATAGCCCGCCCCGGACTTGATCCGGCGGGCCGGGGGTGGAGGCCGCCGGACTGCGCGTTCCGCCATCAACGGCTCACCCGCACACCTCCTTCACCGCTTCCGCCGTGGCGCCGGCGATCTGGTCGGCTTCCGGCTCGCTCAGGCACAGCGGCGGGGCGAAGCCCAGGATGTCGCCCTGGGGCATGGCCCGGGCGATGACGCCGCGGCGCAAGAGGGCGGCAGCCACCTTCCCGCCGATCCCGGCTGCGGGCTCGAAGAAGCGCCGTGCCTCGCGGTCGGCCACCAGTTCCACCGCGCACAGCATCCCCTCGCCGCGTACCTCGCCGACGTTGGGGTGATCGCCCAGCGCCTTGCCCATCGCCGCGTTCAGATAGGCCCCCACGGACTTCGCATTGTCGACCAAGCCGAGCCTGTCGATCAGCTCCAGGTTGGCCACGCCGGCGGCCGCCCCGATCGGGTGGGCGGAGTAGGTCCAGCCCTTGCCTATCCGGTTAACTCCCACACTGCCCAGATATAGTGGTTGATAGGTGCAACGTAACTCAAGATGGCGCTACATGTAGTGGGTGTCTGCATTAACCGGATAGGCACGGTCCAGCCATGGCCAAACACGCCGTTCTCGTCGGTGCCGCGCTGGCTGAAGCCGGACCTGATGACCATCGCCAAGGGGCTGACGTCGGCCTACGCGCCGCTGTCGGGCTCGATCGTGTCGGACAGGATGTGGGCCGTGCTGGCGCCACCATGCCGAACTGCAGCGAGCGCGAGGTGCGGTAGATGCGGCGCGGGTCCTGGGTGTGCAGATAGGACACGAGCCCGTACTCGGTGTCGTTGGCGCGGGCCACCACCTCGTCCTCGCTGTCGAAGGGCGTGATCGCCGCGACGGGCCCGAAGGTTTCCTCGCGCATGACCGCGGCGTCGTCGGGCACGTCGGCGAGCACGGTCGCGGCGAAGAACAGCGGCCCCTGGCCGTCGCGCGCCCCGCCCGCAGCGTCAGCGCCTTCACCCGCTCGGTGAAGCTCTTGCAGAACTCATCATAGACGGTGCGCTCGACATAGAAGCGGTTGGCACCCAGGCAGTTCTGCCCGGTGGTGGCGAACTTCGCCATCATGGCCTCGTCCACCGTCAGCTCCATGTCGGCGTCGGCGAACACGATGAACGGCGCATGCCCACCCAGCGCCAGCACCAGCCGTTTCACCGTGGCGGCCGCCTGGCGATAGAGCAGCCGGCCGATCTCGGTCGACCCGGTGAACGCCAGCGCGCGCACCCGGACGTCGTCCATCCACGCGCCGACGATTTCGGCCGCATCGCCCGGCACCACGTTGAAGACGCCCTTCGGCAGCCCCGCCCGGCCGGCGAGTTCCGCCAGCGCCAGCGCCGACAGAGGCGTCTCGGCGGAGGGGTGCGACACGACGGTGCAGCCGGCGGCCAGCGCCGCGCCGGCCTTGCGGGTCAGCTGGCGGCGGGGAAGTTCCACGGCGTCACCAGGGCGGCCACGCCGACCGGCTCGCGCCACACCTCGACCTCGGCGTCGGGCAGATGCGACGTCACGCCCTCGATGTTGGGGCGTTTGGCCTCCTCGGCATAGAATTCCACGAAGGACAAGGATCAAGCGAAAGACCATCGAACAGCGGCGCTTGCAGCACCGTGAAGCCGTAGCATAAAGTGCCAAATCAGATGGGCCAGAGCCTCCACTGAATCGGCCGGCCATCTGTCTCAAAAACTCTGACGACGGACAGCTGCCGGCAAAAATCCCGCCCGGCTGCAAACACCTGGCGATCTCGCTGATGGTTGTCTCCGGCTTGTGCACATGCCCCAGCGATTGCCACGTCCAGACAATGCCGAACTCGCCGTTGCAGAACGGCAGGAGCTTGCCGGCGGACTCGGCAACATCGGCATCCATGGTGCCGTCGGCGCTCCGATCCCGAGTGCGCGGATCGTTGGACTCGGCAGACCCGGCCACCGCACGCGCCCTGTCCGCCCTCTCCGGCGCTGCTCCGGCTCGAGAACAAGGTATCGTCAATTGTTCTGTGTCACGAGGAAAGGGGCACTGATATTACATCCCGCCTAGCGGACAGCAAACCGATCCCCGAGGATCGCCTTGACCGTGTGGCCTCCCATGTAGAGGCCGCAGTAGACGGCGGTGAAGGCGATCAAGTGCTCCCACGGGATCGTCGGCACCTGCAGCTTGAGGACCCCGTTGAACACCACTGGCGTCAGCATCGTGTTCTGGAGCCAGAGGTAGAGATTGAGATACATGCCGCCCGGCCGCCACCAGTAGGCGAAGCCGCCGTGTTCCGATTCCCGGCCTGCCAACCGCTCCGCCATGCGCTGCTCAGCCAGAGCGACAGCCGCCCATTCGGGTCCACGCTCGGCTTCGAGCCTTGTGAGCCTCGCCACCGCCTCGGGGTCGGTCTCGATCTTCCGCACCGCCTGCTCAGGCGTGGAGACGCCGAGCTCCTTGAGCACGGCGCCGCCGACGGTCGTCACGATCGGCCCGGCCTTGCCGCCGATGATGCCGCCCAGGATCTTGAGGCCGGCATTGGCGAGTGGTCCTGCAAGCAAATTCCACATGTTGGTTCTCCTTTTCAGAATGAGCGCAGCCAGCCGGCGAGCCGGGGCGCGAAGCCCCGGACCCGCGCTGCGACGAGGTCGCGGTAGTGCCAGGCGAGGTAAGCTAGGAAGAGGACGGCGATCACGGTGACGACGATGCCACCAGCAGTGATCCACGGATCGCCGAAGATGCCTGGCTCGACCGCGGATCCGGGAGTTGCGGCCTCGTTTCCGCCAGCGGTCGCTGCCCCTCCGACCGCCCCGCTGCCGCCTCGCTTCGATTTGCGGCGGGCGTCCAACTCGCGCTGCAGCGCTGAAAGCGTCTGCTTTCCGATCAGCCCGTCCACGGTGAGACCGTAGTGTCGCTGGAAATCGAGCACCGCCTGGCGATCGATCTTGCCGGCGGCGGCGCCGGGCTCGAAGCCGACCTCCCTGAACGCGTCACGAATTTCCGCGATCTCACCGGCTGCGACCGAGATCACGAAGCTCGCAAACTGCGGATCGGCTCGCGCAGCGCTGGAAGCAATGCTCAGATCGGCTGGCCACTTGTCGAGCAGAATGACGTCAGCCTCCTCATGCCGGCGGCGTTTGAGCCCAGGGAGCACCCGTCCGCCGCCCTTGTTCCAGAGCGCGAGCCGCGACCTGACAGCGCTCCAATCGCCAGCCTTGTAGGACTGGACCCACGACGCCCGCTCGATGGCGCCGGTATTGAAGTGGAATGAGACTGCGCCGTCGAAGGCGTGCTGCGGCACCCTCCCCAGCGCTTGGTGCACTGCCGGCTCGTAGTTCCGGGCGAGCGCTTGGCTGAGCAATCTGCTCGCTTCGGCGCGGGTGATCGTCATGCCGGCATGCGGCGTGACCACGCCGCTCGCCGCGGTGAGCCCGGCACCGATGGTCCATTTGCCGGCAGGGCAGCGATAGGCGGTGAGGACAACGCCCTCGTGAGCCTCGAGGAAAGGTATGCCCTTATCTTCACTGGTCGTCTGCATGGTTGCCTCCCGACTGGAATGAAAAAGCCCGCCGGAGCGGCGGGCTGGCGGGTTCAGGACTGGCGGCGTCGATCAGGGACCGTTGCCGAACAGCTTCAGCTTGATCGCGAGGCCGGCGATGAGCGCAAGCAGGATGCCTGTGGTGACGAGCCGCACCGCCGTCTGGACTGCGGTGCGGCGCACGAACCGCAGGCATTCGAGCAGAGAACGAAGGTCCCGGACGTCGATTGCGGCGTCCTTGCCTTCGAGCCCGACGTCGGCAAGCGCGCGCCTGGCCCCTTGCTCAGCGGCGCGTTCGAGCATCCTTTCGAGCTCAGCCTCGGATAAGCATATCTGTCCGCCTGAGGCCCCCCGAGCAGGGGGCGGAGCAGGTTTCGGCGGGTTCATCTCGAACCTCCGTGAGTGGTGGCATAGCGTGTCCGCCACGTCGCGCGCACACGCGCATTCAGCCGCGGTTCGCACCCATGGGGCTGATCGGCGAAGGCCTCGCCCACAGGGCGCCTGTGGCGCCCTGTGGCGCTATGCGACCTTGAACCCCCACAACCTGGTGTGGTCGGCAGCGAAATAGCCGTCGGCAGCCGTAAAATTGCCCTGCAACTCGACCGTGTCATTCGCGGCGAGCACGACGGCTACGTAGAGCCAGATCGCTGTCACCTCGGAAACATGCGCGCCGGTGATGCCGCCGAAGGAGCCGGGAACGACATCCGTCCCGTTCTTGAGAAGCCGCGCCTGCATGCGGGCGGACGTGCTGGAGTTGACCTTATAGAGACAGGTGGCGCCAAAGGTGTAGAGCCCGGCAACGGGCGCGGTGAAGCGGTTGTTGCCGGCATCGAACGCGTTCTGGTCATTGTAATCGGTGGTGTTGATGCTGATCGTCGTCCAGCTGTTCGTGGCGATGTAGTTGTCAAAGTCCGTGAAGCCGGCGAATTTCGGGTTGCTGGGAAGATCGACGATGCCGGTCGCCTCATCGATCTCGATCGCGTCGTTGAAGGCGGACCCATCTGGCGAGACGGCGACGCGCAGACTATCCGATCCGAACAGGCCGACCAGCGCCTTGGTCACGAAGCCGGTCTGCAGCGTCAGCCCGAGATCGTCGCCGGCCGCCTCCTTGTTCATCGTGTAGAACAGATCGCCCGTGCCGCCCTCGGCCACGGTTCGCGCGGTCCAGAGCGCGGCGTTGAGCTTTGCCGCGAACGGGTTCGACGTATCCGCGATGGTGCCAATGCCGAGGAGCGCCAGGTTCTGCAACTCGTCGGGCGTCGTGCCGATCCAGCCGGAGCCATCGAAGGCCAGCAGCAAGCCTTCATCTTCGACCCACACCCGCCAGCCCGCGCGCGGCGGCAGGCGCAACCAGGCGCCATCGGTCCAGAGCGCCACGTTCAGATCCCAGCCTGCCCAGTCGCCGGTGGCAGCCGAGGCGACGATGTATCGGTCGCCATCGGCCGGCGATACCGGCGGCGCCGTCAGATCCCGATCCTTGACGGAGAGCTGCACGAGCCCGTCGAGGATGCGCAGCGCCTCGTTATGGGTGACATGCTTCTGGGCCTGCGCCGCGAGGATGTAGGGCAGCAGTAGATTGGTGGTGGTGTCGGACATGGGCGATCCTCAGAATGTGAGAGTGACGGTCTTTGGCGCGCCCCGCCCGACGAGGGCGGAGAGCTGGAAGATGCGTAGGCGCAAGTTGTCACCGGGGCCGAGCGGCGCGCCCCAATCGGCGGTCTGGTCGGCAGTGGTGTAGACCGCGCTGGTGGTGGCCGTGGACAGCACGCGTTTCACGCTCGCGCCGTCGAGGATCTCGACCTCGTAGGCTTCGTTCGCAGGGCTTGCCTGGCCCCACTGGGGCCAGGGTCCCTGCTCACCCTCCGCCATTGGCACTTCGAGCCCGCCCCAGCTGTCGGCCGCCAGCGCGCGGGACCGGCGCGTCCAGCGGATCGTCAGGTCGCCGGGCGTGCGGGGCCTGCGCCACGGCTGCTCGACATGGGCGACAGAGAACGGTCGCAGCCCAATGCCCTCGGGCGTGAAGGCCTGCGCCACATAGGTCTCGTCGCTGACCGGCCGGCTCGCCGGGCCGATGCGCCAGTTCCACGGGATGCCGAGATCGGCCTCCGCGATGGGCAGTGAGGCGAGGCTGTCGTCGAGCACGACGACCCGCGCGCCGGCGGGCGCCGGGTTGGCCATGGCACCCTCGGTCCCGCGCTGACCGCGCAGCAAGCGGGTCAGACGATAGCGGCCGGGCGCCAGCAATTCCGCCGCGCCCGCCTGCACGATCTCCCAGGTGCCGGGCGCGCTCTCTATCGCCAGCGCATTGGCGCCACTGAGGAGCGTCAGGTCGGTGACGCTTTCCAGCGTCCCCGTCAGCAGATCGACCACCAGCGTATTGCCGAGGTCGAAACGCGAGCTGGGGCCCGGATAGAAGTCGGTGACCAGAGCCCCGGTCCGGGCGCGGCTGCCTAACGTCGTCAGCAATTCGAAGCCATCGGTCGCGGGGCTGCGGAACACCGCCATCTCCCCGGGCCACGGAACCGCATGCGCCGCCACAAACGGTCGATGCGCGGGCTGGTCCTCGGTCAGCTGCGGCAGGTCCATCAGCACCGCGTCTGGCGCGCCGAACACGACGGCGCGCGTCAGCGACGAAGCCCGGGCCTGCCCGGGCGGCAGGTCATAGGCCGCGCGGTCCTGGCGGACCGCCTCGATGCCGCGCGCCTCGGCGTCGGCGATGGAGACGAGCCGCAGATCGATCAGCCGTCCGTCATGCTTCAGCCGGATCGCGTCGGCCGGATCGAGCGCGAGGCGCGAGGGCGGCAGACGGAACGCCGCCGTCTCACGGCCCACCCACGCCTCCATCAGCGCGCGGCGGCAGCGGCGTTCGGCCTCCTCGGGCGCCACGGCCATGGGGAAGGACTCCGAGGCGATCCGGGTCGTGTCCACCGTGATGCGCCGCGCCTCGACCTGTGCGGCGTCGTAATCCTCGTCGGCGCGCGCCACCTGCCATTTCAGGGCCTGCGGCAGTTCGGTCTCCTGGCCCCGCGTCAGTTCCATGACGTCGCCCTCGCGGGCCGCCACCAGATCGTCGGGCGCAAGGGTGGCGACGGAGGCCCGACCGCGCATGACAAAGCGAATGACGCCTTCGGTCTCCACCGCGTCGAAGCCGAAGTGGCGCGACAGTGTGGTAATCGACGCGCGCGGACTTTCCAGCGCCGTGATGGCGTAGCCCTCGACCGCGCCCCAGAGGCCGGTGACGTCAACGCGATCTTCGGGCAGCCCAGCCCGCAGGCAGAGGTGCCGCACGAGTGCGGCCAGCGACACCGACCCGAGCCGCCCGGTCAGCCAGTGGCCGAGCCGCCAGTTCGGTCCGTCCGTCCAGACGTCGGTCATCTCCGGGAAGAACGGATAGGGCCGCGCATCCCAGGTCCAGGCCGCGCATTCGGGGACATGCACCATGCGGTCGCCGTAGACGATTGAGGTCGGGTTGTTCGCAGCCTCGCCCCACCAGAGATACGTCGCCTCCAGATAGGCGCGCTGGATCGCGTCATCGCGCCAGCCCCGCGAGAAATGCGGCGTGAAGCTTTCCGACGACTTGGGATCGAAGAACACGTTTGGCTGGTTGGTGCCCCGGTCGATAGCGGGACAGCCCAGTTCGGTGAACCAGATCGGCTTGGATTGTGGCGCCCACGTGGTCGGTGTGCCGCTCTCCACCCCGCTCGGGCGGTCGTAATGCGCGTTCGACCACCAGGCGCGCAGATCCTTGTAGCGGAAGACCCAAGGCTTGCAGAGGGCGCCATCGGTGATTGGCGTGCGCATCTGCGCGGACCGGTCGGCATCGGATGCGTAGAACCACTCAAACCCCTCGCCGCCCGCGATGTTCGACTGAAGATAGGCGCGGTCATAGATCGCGGGGCTGCCGTCCAGCGCATCGAGGTGTTCGAACCCATCACGCCAGTCCGACAGCGGCATATAGTTGTCGATGCCGATGAAGTCTGTATTGTCGTCCGCCCAGAGCGGGTCGAGGTGGAAGAATACGTCGCCCGAGGCGGGCTTGAGCGAGATCGAGGCGATCCGCGCTGTGCCGGTAGTATTGGTCAGGCGGAAATAGAGACGGGTCGAGGTCGAGGGGGCAATGAAGGTGAAGATGTGCTCGCCGGAAGCGGAGACCAAGTAGTCGACGGCGTTGCCAATCTGCACGACACCGGCCGAGGAATCGAATGGCAGGAAGAAGAGGCCGAAGGGCAAGGCCGGGACCTGCGCGACCGAGACCCGGATCTCGTAGACCGCCCCGGCGACGGTCGTAACCTGCTGGAAGGCTTGCGCGCGGTCGGCGAAGTCGATCGATGCCGGAGTGATCTCGAGCCCGGCCGCGGTGTAATCGATCGTGGCCGGGTTGTCTGGAGACTTGGTCCAGTGGGCGCCGGCGGCCGGATCGTCGAAGACGCCGCCTTCGAGCATCTCTTCGGGCGCCGGCTGGTGCCCGAAGTATTCCGACCAGTCGGCGGCGTAGCTGATCCTGGTCTCGGACCCGAGGATCGCGCGCACATCCGCGAGCAGGTCCCGATAGGCATGCACCGCCGGATAGGTGCTGGCCCCCGAGCGGATCGTGGTCAGCCCGCGCATCTCGGAGCCGATCAGGAAGGCATCGACCCCGCCGGCGGCTGTGCAGAGATGCGCGTAGTGCAGCACCATCCGGCGCAGGCCCCAGTCGCCTGCCGCGCCTGTCCAGATGACTCTCTCGCCAATGATTGCGAAATCCGATGGCCTCGCGCTGCCGAAGAAGGCCGCGACCTGCGCGGCGGCCGTCGCGGTCTTGTCCACGGTCCCGGCGAAGCCCGCAGCTGGCGAACAGGTGATCCGCCCCCGCCAGGGGAAGGCGGGCTGGCCCGTCTCGGCGGCGTTGTCGGAATAGGGGTTCGGCAGGCTGTTGCCGGGCGGCACATCCATCAGGATGAACGGTGAGAGCGTGACGCGCAGCCCGCGGGCCTTCAACTCCCGGATCGCCTGCACCACGCCAAAATCGGCCGGCGTGCCTCCGAAATTTGGCCGGCCTTCGTCATCCGTGCTCACGAGATGCGCAGCGGCGCGGGTGACGCCATTCACGATCCATGTATGCGGTGTCGTGATCTTGAAGGAGATATCAACACCCGGGCGAAGGGTGCATTCGCCTGCGCGCAAGTCGTTGCCGAACCATGCCACCACCAGGCTGACGCTCTCGACATGGGGCGCGCTGGCCTGCAACCGGTCGAGTGCCACCACCATGTCGGCAGTGTCCGAGAGCGCGATGAGGTTCTCCGCGCCCTGATTGCCCGCCCGTCCCTTGCGGATGCCGTCCGTCGCATAGACGAACTCGCCCGAGGCCGGGATCATGGTCACGGCGCGGGTGAGACCCTCGGCGGTGTCGGGATCGGCTACGGGTGCGAACACTTCGAAGGAGAGCTGCGGAATGCGGTTGCCGAAATCGGCCAGCGGCAGTTCCTCGAAGACGACATAGGCCGTGCCGCGATAGGCGGGTGTGCTGGCCGCCCCCATCTTCGCGGCAATGAACGGATCGGGGCTCTGCATCTCGTCGCCCGGATACCAGCGCCAGGTGATGCCGGCCGTGTCGAGCAGCTTGCCATCCGCCCAGATGCGGCCAATGCCGGTGATCGGCCCTTCACACAAGGCGACCGCGAAGGAGGCGTAATAGCGATACTCGGTGGTCTTGACCTTGCCGCCCCCGCCACCCTTGCCGCCGCCTTGCGTGGTGGTGCTGGTCTCCTCGCGAAAATCCGTCGCCCAGATGACGTTGCCACCGATCCGCATCCGGCCGTAGAGGCGCGGGATCACAGCGCCCTCGGTCGAGGACGTGATCCGCAGACTGTCGAGCCGCGTCCCCTCGATCCGCTGCGCTGGCGCGAGCGAAGAGACGATCCAGCTGTCGACCACAGACCCGACGGATGAGCCGACAAAACCGCCGATGGTGGCGGCGCTGACGCCGAGGATGGTCCCGCCGATGCTGCCGCCAATGGCGGTGCCGGCCGCGCCGAGGACAAGCGTTGTCACAGATCAGTCTCCCTCGGGAAACAGGAAGGCGAACGCGATGCGCCGCCGCCAGCTTTGGGTGAGCGGCTGCTCGATCACGCCGAGGCGCTCATAGGCGTGGATGAAGCTGCCGGGCGCGGTCAGGATCCCGACATGTTTGGCAATGGCGCGGGGCATCATGCGAAAGACAACCATCGCGCCGGGGCCAGCCTCGGTGACCGACACCTCGATCATCATGCGCCGCGCGACCTCGGCCACCAGCTCGCGCGATCCTGTCTCGCCCCAGTCGCGACTGTAGGGCGGAAGCGGGAATGGCTCTGGACCGACGACCTCTCGCCAGACGCCGCGCGCGAGCCCGACGCAGTCGCATCCCGTCCCGCGCAGGCTGGCCTGGTCATGATACGGCGTGCCGAGCCAGGCGCGGGCGGCGGCGATAATCATCTCCGGATCGGCGGGTTTCACAATACGCCTCCTTCGTGGTTCCCATCGCGCGACGCATAGCGCAGCACGGTGTCTTGCCCCGGAATGTGTGGAAATCCTCGGAAGTTGACGGTGTTGGCGAACTTCGCGCCACAGGTCTCGATGCGCTTGTCGCAGCCCGCGCGGATGGTGAAGGCGTCGCCCTCGGCGATCGCACGCACCGGCGCTTCGAGCAGGGTCAGCACGGCGATGCCATCCGTCACGTCATGGCTCAGCACCTCCGCGCGCCGCCCCGTGTTCGCGCCGCTCGTCCAGTCCAGCGTCCCGAAGGTGAACCAGCCGGCTTTGAGGCCACCGAGGCCCGAGGCCGTGAATGCGCGGTCGCGCAAGAGGTCGAGCACGGCGCCGCTGCCCTTGAAGGCCGGATCCTCCAGATCGACGGTACAGCGCGCATCGCCAAGCTCCGCGTCGCAACTCGCCTGAAAGGTCCGCCCGACCGTCTGGCCGAGGACATGGGCGAGCGAGCGCACCTCGGCCACGAAGGCCAGACGCCCGCGCCGGATCTGGCCTATGGACCCGCGGCGCATCAACACGCGCTGGCTCGTGTCGGCCCAGTTCACCCGCCAGAGTTCGACCTCGGCGTTGTCCCAGCGACCGTCGAGAATGTCGGTCTCGGTGATCCGATCCGAGGTCAGCACACCCTCGGCATCCTGCGCATCGACCGACAGGTCGGAGTTTGAGCGCACCTCGGAGGCCGTCAGCCCGCTCTCGGGCTCGAACTCGGTGCCGTCAAAGGAGAGCGTCCGGTCGTGATCGGTGAAACCGAAAGCGGTGCCATCGGCGCGGCTGATCCGCCACACCCAGGCGAGCGTGGTCGTGCCCTCGGTGAGATGGGCCTGCAGGGCGGGGTAGAACTGCTTCATTGCGGCCTCCCGCACCCTGCGTCCAGCATCCGGATCAGCCGCGCGCCGGTGACCACCGAACGCGGACCGCCGTCCTCGGCCAGTGCTGCGGCATGGTCGGCTGCGGGGCGCGCAAGCCCGGCGCAGAGCGCGGGCTCACTCACGCCCACGCTGGCGCAGCCAGTCGCGAAGAGCATCGGGATCATTGCCCAGATCGGCTTCTGCATCGTCCATTCTCCTTCTTGTCGCGTCCGCTCTGGCGCGGTCCTGTATCAATCGCCGTTCGCGTTCCTCGGCCGCGCCCCGGCGCCGCGCGCGCCAGAGAAGCGCCGCGAGGCCCGCGACAGCCGCGACTGCGGTCGCGAGAAGCGTCAGAAGGTCAGCCACGCCCATGGAACCCGCGCTCGATCCGGTCGCGCAGCCCGATGAGGCCCAGCCCGAGGAACATCAGCCCCGCGGGCGAGGCATCGCCCGAGCCGGCAAGCAGCGCGACGAGGCGGGAGAGTTCGCCGAGCGGCCCGGTCGCGGGCAGCGCGAGCGACGCAATGCCGGTGAGCATGGCGAGCAGCCCCGCCCACCAGGTCATGGAGTTGGGTCGAATGTAGCGCATGGGGATCAGGCCCTCCGGATCAGGGTGGAAAGACAAGCGGCCAGCCGGGCGAGCCAGCCGGTCGGGGCGTCGGGTGCAGGATCGAGGACCGGCGGCGTCTGCGACGGCCGCAGGAGCGCCAGCGCCTCGTCTTCGGTCAGGCGACGGATCGGCCGCGAGACGTCGACGCGGCCCGCAGGATCCACGGACCAGACCGGGATGGGCCCGCCCGGATAGCGGCCATGGCGGAAGAGATCCCGCTCCGCCTCCCGGCGCGGAATGATCTCCGCCGGACGTCGCCAGTTCAGAAACGCCTGCGCTGCGGCAACGCGATTGCCGGCATTGAGGTGCCGGGTCAGAGCCGCGCGGGCGATGCCGCCGGTGTTGTAGTGGAAAGAGACCAGCGCATCGACCTCGTGCGGTTTGAGAGGCACGGTCACGGCGCGACGCACGTCGGCTTCGTAGCGCGCCAGATCAGCCCGAAACGCCCGGAACGCTGCGCGGATGCCATCGTCCGGATCGGCGGGCATGCCGCGCGGCATCTCCGCCGGATCGGGCGGCCCGGCCGCCGCCGTGTGGCCGATGCCGAAAGTCCAGGTGCCGGTGGAATCGCGGTAGGGCGCGGGCACAAGCCCCTCGTGCCGGGCAAGGGCCATGAGACCCCGCTCTGTCATCTGCATGGGTTTACTCCAGGAGCGAGAGGATCAGGATCAGCGCGGCGACCATCAGGCCGACGCGCAGTCGGTGGGCGAAAGCCTGCCAGGAATTGGCGGAATCGCAGCGCAGAGCGCGCGCGAGGCGGAGAAGCTCATTCATCGCCGTCGCCTCCCTTCGCGGGGCGCAGCCGCGCCAGCACCAGCTCGATCACCGCCGGGCCGAAAACGCCGACGAGATAGGCGGCAGACCCCGCGGCGCCGCCTGCGGGGATCGCCTCGGGCGGCAGGCCGAGCCAAGCGGTAATGATGGCCATCGACAGGCTGCCCATCCCGGCGGCGATCAGCCCGCCCAAGAGGATGTGGCGCAGCGCGTCGCGCAGGCGCATCCGCGTGGTCAGCGCATTGGTGGCCCCGCCGAGCGCGCCCCAGGCGGCGAGGATCACGGCCGTCGAGGCGGAAAGCTCGCGCAGCACGGCGGCCAGAAAGCTGCCGGGGTCGTTCATCGCCGGATCTCCAGAAGCGGGATGGAGGTGATCGCACCGAGCCGCTCGAAGTCGAGCCTGACGTCGAGCACGTCAGTGTCGAAACGAACCGGCACGTCGAACTCGAACCCGGCGGTGATCGCGACGCCAGCGCCCGGCGCAGCGCTGAAGGTGACGACGCCAGTCGTGGTGTCGACCGACCAGCCGGAGGGCTGCTCGACCCCGCCCAGCGCGATGCGAACGCTGCCCGTGACGGGCT